AATAGACATCATGGAAAAACGGTCTTCGTAGTACTTTTGTAGTTCAGGAGTCATTGTTTCCTTTTCTTGGCAAGATGTGCCAATATCATTTCTGTTTGTAATTTATTAATTGCCTTGGACATTTTCTTCAATTTTTTCTGGCAACCCAAAAAACACCCTTGCCTGTGCTTCAGAATCAAACCAACTCCACCCGTCTGTTGGATAGGTATGTTCGGTATACGTTTCTCGCCTTAATTCATAGTCTTTGTTCAACACAAAGTTAGGGCCGAAAAGCAAATCACCATCTAATTTGTAAAATCCTGATGTGTCCATGTTCTTATCCTGTTACTGTCCAACCTTTTGCCGTAGCAATGGCTGGATTGTCTGTTGCTGTGCCATAGTTGCCTGTGACTGTAATAGTTTGTCCCACCACTATGGGTAGGTTTGTGTAAATTTCATTAAGGGCAGTTGCTGAGAGTTTGCAGTCTGCAACGCTAAATGTAAACCTGAAATTTTTGGCTTGTATACGTGCAACACTGTTGCAATTGATAAACATACTGCTAAAATTTGTTGCAGACGTAACGGCTGTAGTAACTAACGCTGGAACAGCAACAAGACCATTGCAAGAACTAAACATATTATTCATGTTTGTCGCAGACACTGTATTAAATAATGGTACTGTTTGTAAACTTGAGCAAGAATTAAACATACTATTTATGCCTGTCACTAAAGCCGTATTAAATAATGGTACTGTTTGTAAACTTGAGCAACTAGTAAACATACCAGCCATGTTTGTCACAGCCGCTGTGTTAAACAAAGGTACTGTTTGTAAACTTGAGCAACTAGTAAACATACTAGCCATGCTTGTTACAGCCACTGTATTAAATAATGGTACTGTTTCTAGACTAGAACAACTTTGAAACATAGAACTCATAGATTGCACCAAAATTGTGTTAAATAATGGTACTGTTTTTAGAGCAAAGCAACTTTGAAGCATACTACTCATGCTTGTTACTAAAGCTGTATTAAATAATGGTACTGTTTGTAAACTTGAGCAAAAGCTAAACATATTATTCATGTTTGTTGCAGCCGCCGTATTAAATAATGGTACTGTTTGTAGACTAGAACAACTTTGAAACATAGCATTCATGCTTGTTACAGACGCTGTATTAAATAATGGTACTGTTTCTAGATTAGAACAACTTTGAAACATAGAACTCATGTTTAGCACTGAAGCTGTGTTAAACAAAGGTACTGTTTGTAAACTTGAGCAATTAAAAAACATATTAGCCATGCTTGTCACAGTTGTAATAGTGTTAGCAATTTCTACGTTTTGTAATTTGCGTAAGTTTGTAAATAAATCAAAAGTAGTTATTGCGCCCAACTGATTTAGCCGTACACGCTCAATATAATTGTGGCGTACTGTTGTTGTCAAAGAACCAAGGGTTAATGTTGTAATTGTTGACGAGGCATAAGCTAAATCTAGCCAACCCGTAAGGTAACCACTTACCAAACCAGATTGGTTATGTTTTACAAACAAATTTACACTTGTTAGATTATTTGCCGCTTGTGGTGTAATAGTTACCGTTGCAATTCTGTATGGAAGCAACTGGCCTGTGCCGTCGTTAGTTAGTGCAAGAGCCGTACCATCTACTGTACTGGCAACTTGAAACGTATTAGCTGTAGCGTTAATGACAAAGTAAAACTGACTGTTAACAATGCCTGTGGTAGTTGTGATGTTAAAAAACTGCACTTGCATATTGTTTGTGTAACCGTGTGCTGTGCGTGTTACCAAATCACCAGAGTCTGTAAATGTAACGGGGGCTTCTGTACCTACTAAATCAGTATCAGAATATGTATATTCATAGTATGCTGTTGTACCTGATGTATAGTTTGTTGTTGTGCCATCACCATAATCTACTGTGTAAGCGGCACTAACAGTCATAGCAATAAAGTTTGCACCATCAGGCCATACTGCATAAATCCCACGCACCCTGTTATCACCTACGTTTGCTTCACAAGCAGGCCAACTAGGATTGCGAACCCAAGGTGTTAATGCGTTACTTGGAAAAGTCTTGGAAACAACATCCGCATTGTTGTTTGCATTGTTATTTAAAAACCGAATAGCCATTAGGTGACCTCAGAACCAAACAAGCCAAACGCTAAGTTTGCAGTACCAGCATAAACAGTCACTACATCTGTGGTTGCTAGTGTTACGCCAATTGTTAAAAAAACTGCCGTACCAGCATTGATTGCTGAGTCATAAACTATGTAATGTTGATTTGCAAGTGTTGCCGCTGCTGGTTGTATAGCAACACGAAAAGTAGTTGACACTCCAATGTTTGCCACAGATAACGTAGAACAAACAGCACTTGTTGATGCTGGAACTGTGTATAGCGTTGTCGCTGTTGTTGCCGCAGGGTTTGATTGACCCAAAACCTTGTAAGTTGTAGCCATCTCAAGCCCCCATTAACATAAATGTTTGTTCAAAACCAGTTGCGCCACCGCCGCCACCAGATGAGGCAATAGTGATACCACCTGATGAATTTGTAATTGTGATGTTGCTACCAGCAGTCAAGTTTGCATAAGAAAACCCTGTGCCATTGCCAATCAATAACTGCCCATTGGTAGGAGTAGACGCAAGAGCAATCGCTAATGTGCCACTTGTTGTAATCGGTGAGCCAGTAACAGACAAGAATGATGGGACAGTTGCCGCAACGCTTGTTACAGTTCCTGCACCTGCTGGTGTTGCCCATGCTCCATCACCACGCCAAAAAGTAGATGCTGATGCTGATGTGCCGCTATTTAAGTTGGTTACAGGCAAATTTCCTGTTACTTGTGTTGCAAGACTGACGTTTGATAACGTGCCACCAAGGGTTAAATTACCACTTGTTGTAACTGTGCCTGTTAGTGTGATGCCATTAACTGTTCCTGTGCCACCAACGCTTGTTACAGTTCCAGAACCCTTGTTATTAAAAGTTGTCCAATCAGTAGAAGTCAAATAACCGCTTACTGAGGTGGTAGCGGCTGGCATTGATATATCCGGTGTTGCTCCACCAGTTGATGCAACAGGACTTGTCGCAGTTACCGATGTAACTGGTGCAGTTCCACTTGATGCGGCAGTTATTAGACCTTTGCCGTTTACTGTAAGGGTTGCATTAGTAAACGAGCCAACATTTGTGTTAACTGTGGCAAGCGTTCCTGCGGCAGTCACATTTGTAGAACCATCAAAACTAGGACTTGTATAAGCTAAGTCACCTGTAATGGCTATCGTGCGTCCAGTAGTTAAGGTTGCCGCACTACCAGTGGTGTTTTGATTTAATGTAGGAAAAGTATTTAAGCCAGCGGCACTACCATAAAAAGTAGTGGCAGTCATAGTACCAACAGCTACTGTATCTCCATCGCCATCAACACTAAATTGAACTTGTCCACCTCTAGCGCCTATTACAAAATATCTTACTTCTGCTGAAGGAGAATCAGTAAGTCTGCCACGTTCAATAAAAATACCGTTTGTATTACTAGCCGATGTATTGTTCTGGTTGCCATAAATTACTGTTTGATTATATGTACCAGTATTAGAATTTCCTTGTAATGAAATTGGGCTTGTTCCAGTAGCAACTAAAGAATTAGCGGAGCCAGTTGTATTTTGATTTAAAGTCGGAATATCAGCAGCAACAACTGCCCTGAATGTCGGTACTCCAGCACTACCATTGGGTGCAGCTAAAACAAAATTTGCAGTTTTGGAGGCATAAGGATTTTGAGTATCACCGTAACTTGCCAACAAACTAATTGCTGGGGTTGTGCCACCACTAGAGGCTACTGGTGATGTTCCTGTAACAGCAGTAACTGTTCCTTGGAACTGGTCAGCAGAAGAAATATTAAAGTTAGGGTAAGTACCAGTAATTGTCGTTGTACCGCCTTGGGTCAAAGCAACAATCTGATCTGGTGCAGTATTGGTTATATTTAACGTACCCGTGGTAGTAATTGGACTACCAGTAATACTGATGCCTGTTCCAGCACTAGCGGCTACACTCGTAACTGTTCCCGTTCCTGCGCTTACGTTGACGGTAACATCATCCCCTGAGTTTGTGGCAGTAACTGTTGCCCCAACAAAATTGATGTTCTTAACACCTGTGGAGATTGAAGTTCCCTCATCCTTGATGCCTACCGCCCCATTGGTAGACATGGTGCTAATAACTTTGATCTTCTCTGCTAAGTCAGGAGCAACCACCTCACCAACATTGATCTCTTGCCCTGTTGACAAAGTAATGACCAAAGAACCATCAAAGTCAATCTTGGCGTCCGTTACAGATACACCATCCTTGCCATCTATCCCGTTTTTACCATCCCGACCATTTAACCCATTCTTACCATCTACGCCCGGGCGACCATCTAAGCCACTATCACCCTTGTCACCCTTATCACCCTTTTCAGGGACTATGGATTTGGCAACTTCTAGTTGTGCAGTGACTTTGTTTTCCATCACTTTGATGGCTTCAACAATCAAGTCAACATTGTCTTGAACGGCTTGTTCTTCTTGCTGGCGCATAGCCACCAAGGTTTCTTCCATCTTATTGATAGCGTCTAACTTCTCATCAAAAGATGAGTCATTTGCCTCAATGCTTTGGATTAGTTCCCTGATGTTAGCCATTCTTCAGCCCATTGGTCAGTTTTTCAAGAAAGTCTTGTTTTACCTGAGACTGAGCATTTATTTTGTCAGCCATCTGCAACTCGACAATTTTAGACTTGTTTTTAATGTCAGACTCTTTCAACATCAATTCAGCAATCTTAACCCGCTTGTCAAACTCCTTAGAAGACAAATCATCCTGATTAGGAAGATTCTTAGTCAAACTTGCAGTCATCTTAGCTTGCATTTCTTGAGGCATTAACTGAGTCTCAACCGACAATTTCTGTGCTTCAGCCCTGTTTTGTTCTGCCTGAGTAGTGTTTACAGCAATTTGAGCCTGTGCCGCTTGCATAGCCAACTGTTGTTGTGCTTGTTGCATCTGTTGAGCTTGTGGATCAGGCTGCATCATCTGATCTAATGCCGCCATCATCTCAAATCTGTTACTCAAGCTAGAGTTAGCCACGATTCCTTTGAGAATAATCGGCAAAACAGGGGTTTGTGGGCCAAGAGTCTGCAACAAACTGATGAATTGCTGCTGTTCGTACTCCCGTGCAATGATGCCCAAAGTAGCGGTTGGGATGAAATTCATGTCCACAGACGGATAACGCTCTGGGTCAAACTGCATGAACCTGAAAGCAGCCTTCTTGATGAATGGAATCAAGAAATCTTCTTGAAAATTCACCAATGTACGCTTGTATTTCTTGATGATGGAGGCAACCGCCATCGACATACCGCCACCATCACGACTAGCTTGGCTAATCATGCCGTTAGAGTCTAGAGTTCCTGTCGCTTGTAGCAACATTCGCTCAAAGTCTTTGGCAGTTGCAAGGTTGTTTGGATCAGTCTGTCCAAACTTGAATGGATACAAAATCTCGCTAGGAGAACCATTGACCAGAATAGCTTTTCCGGGCTTTACCTCAAACTTCATGCCCCGGGGCAAGCGAGTTGCATCCATTGCCATCATGGGAGAAGTGCTTAATGCCAGTGAATCCAAGTGGCTACGGGTCTGAGCATCAATAGCTTTTTGCATATTGAATGCTTTTTCCACCGTACCACGACCAAGCAAGCGATTTGGAACAGTATCGTCTTGGTAAGACAGAACTGGCCTGTCTTTCATCATGTATGGATTTTCTTCAGCCTTTAAGAGCATTCCATCATTGGCAATCACAACAATGGCCTCAACCATGTCTGTGTAGTCTTCTGCTGCTGAGTTTTCAGGGAACAACTCAACAATATCCTTGTTCTCTTTCATGTTCTCAAGGTACTCACGGGGAACTAACCCGTAGTAGGTCAACAAAAGAACCTTCTCATCCTGATACTGGCTTACTTCTTGGGTAGGCTCAAGGTCAGTGTCTTCACTGGCAGTACCAATGTCCACCTTACGGTAGATTCCACGTTCAATACCTTGCACAACCTTATGAATTGAAACGTATTTTTCAATAGCCACGCCCATACAGTCATCAATGCTTGTGCCGTTAGGGTCAAACAAGAAGTTCTTTGGGTTGACAGGCATAATCTTGACAGAAATCCTGTCTCGCTCCATCACGCCAATAGCTGCCTGACCCTGTTGATTAGGAATAGGTCGAGTCGAGGGAACATACTCAGTTTCAGTCTTGACAACAATCTCGCCAATGCCTGTCCCATAGATTTCAGCCATCAATTCGATCTGGTCGATAGCTTTTCTGATTTTGTCCTTCTTGAAATCCTCAGTGAGTTGAGCCTTAATTATCTCAACATCAATGGGATTCCCGTTCACATCTTGGATATTGTCTTCAATGTCAAAGAAGTCACCTTGTCCAAAGATAGCTTCCATGATCTCAGCGTGACGAGTCTCAACTGCTTGTTGAGTAGCAGGAGTTACGATTCGGCTGCGTTCTGACTCACGGGTTTTGTCTTCAGATGCCCATTGACCACGAAAGATACGCTCGTACTCTAGGTAGGAGGGCAGGAAGTTGGTGTCTCTGTAGTCACGCCACTTGTCGCAGTGGCTAGTGATGAAATCGGTCAGTTCTTTATCAGCCTCAGTAGGCTCATAAAATTCGTTCTGTTCAAGTTTGACTTGTTTATCTGTTGCCATATTGTTACCTTGTAGTATCAGCAAATGGTTCTTTATACATTGGGTTTGCAGGAATAGAGCTTACAACAGGCGCAAAAATCTTAGGATCAAAACCTTCTGGCAATGGGAATCTTAATTCTTGAGGACTAGCAAAGGGATTCTTACCTTCTGCTAACCTCGATAAAGCATATTGTTGCGCCTTCTGTTCTATCTCAGGCGTTACTTGACCTGTTGATCGCAATAGATTTAATTCATCAGCAGTCAATGTTGGCACAACTAAAGGATATGAAACAGTCTTGCCGCCAACTTCAAATGCCGATGAATACTCAGTCATCGTACTTCCATCTTGGGTTGGGATTCCTCCAAAGAAGCCTTTGCCCTTGACTGAGCCTTCAGTTAACTTCTGATCTTGCTCTAAGTACCTTGCGTCAGAAAGTCCCAATTTTGCCATTTAATTCCCCGAAATAATATCTAGAGGCTCCCACTCATCTTCTTGGTCATCAACAAAGTATGAGGTTACAGCCAGTTGGTCAATGTAGGATC